CCAACTCGTTCGTGGCACCGACAAGCCCGACCTCATCGTTGCGGATAACAACTACTATCGGTTGTATCTCCAATCGTTGCAGGCCATCCAGCGCATTACTGACGCTGGTTCGGGCATGGCGGGCGCGGGCTTTGCTTCGCTCAAGTACTACGGTGCTGGTATGGCCTCCGACGTTGTGTTGGACGGTGGTATCGGTTCCTCGACGTACAACAGCGGATCGGGCAACGCGAACCACATGTGGTTCCTCAACACCAAGTACCTGCACTTCCGCCCGCACAAAGACCGCAACTTTGTGCCGATCGGTGGCGAGCGGCAGGCCGTCAACCAAGACGCCATTGTTAAACTGATTGGCTGGGCCGGTAACCTCACCTGCTCGGGCGGCCAGTTCCAAGGCGTGTTGATTGCTTAAGGAGTAACGAAAATGACTGTTTCTACTACTGGCGTCATTGGCGTGGCTCTCGGCAACACCGACACCTCCCCGCAGTTCAACGTTGGCACGACTGTCAACTTGGACGACGGCGGTCAGGCTGTGTATGTGCAGGCCGCTTCGACGGTCGCGCAATACGACGCCGTTTCCGTGCGTTTTAACAACACGGTGGTGCCGATTTCCACGACTAACTCGGCCAACAGCAAGGCTGTCGGTTTTGCCCAAGTGTCGATTGCCTCGGCCGCTTACGGCTGGGTGCAGATCGGCGGCAAGCCGGTTGTTAAGTTGGCTGCATCGTGCCTCCCGGCTGTCCCGCTCTACACGACGGCGACGGCTGGAACGCTTGACGATGCGGTGGTTAGCGGTTGTCTCGTGGCGGGCATCGTTGCCCTCTCCACGGCTTCCGGTGCCACGGCCCTGACTTGCGTTGCGGGCTACCCGCACGTTCTGACGGGCGCGGCTGGCTAACCATGCAGCCTCTGGAGATCACGGTTGTAAAGGCTGGTACGGAGGAGGAGCTATGCTCCAATATCCGTTCGGCACTTGCCCGTGGTCTGCCAGAACTGACCCTCGCTCCCATCAAGCACGATGGCAACATCGTTTTGGTGGCGAGCGGGTGGTCTATGCCGGACTACATTGATGAGATTAAGGCGCATCACAAAGCTGGTCGCCCCATTGTGGCTGTTAAAGCCGCACATGACTTTTTGGTTGAAAACGGGGTAATTCCTGACCTGTGGGTAAACCTTGACCCACGCGACCGCACAAGCGGTATCCAGCGGCTAAACGATCACACCGTTTATATGCCCGCCTCACGTTGCCCGCCCTCAACGTTTGAGCATCTGAAAGGGCGAAAGATTTTGCTATGGCACTCATGGGCAGAAGGCCCAGAAATGGAGGCCATTGGCGTTAGTCGTGTCGCCGTTGGCGGTGGCACAACCTCGGGTTTGCGAGCCATCAATATTGGATATGTGCTTGGCTTCCGTAAATTCACGATGTACGGCTATGACTCATGCAATAGCCCTGCTGGCATCAAGCGATTTACAGGCGAAGCAAGCGGCCCCACGGTAGATGTGTACGTTGGCGGTTATGCAGGTAAGAAATTCACCTGTAATGCAGCAATGGCGCAGCAGGCTAACGAGTTTCAAAAGCTGTTTGAGGTGATGGCTGATATCACCCTTGATGTGCGCGGCCCCGGCCTAATTGCCGAAATTATGCGTGTTCGCACCGAGAGGATGGCTGCTTAATGGCTATCCCCTCCCGAGTTCTGGGTAGCGGCATCAGCCAGTTATCCACAGTATCCATTTGCGGCGATGGCACGGCATCGTTGACCGCTGCTGGTACGTCTGCAGGCGATGCCACGCAACTTACATACGTCTATACCAACGTAACGACGGCTGCATCCGGTACGGGCGTAAAGCTGCCCAAAGCTGAGATGGGCGAGACGATCATTATTCGCAACGGCGGTGCAAACGCCATAAAGGTATACCCGTACAGCGATGCCGATACGATTAACGCGGCTGGATTCGGAACCATTAACGCAGATTGTGCGGCTATGTTCTTTGCCGTCAGCAATACGTTGTGGGAAGAACTACAAGGCTTTGGTCGCTCGGTGCCGATCCTGCACTACGGTGCGTTTTCGGACACAACGCTGCAAACCGCGGCTGCGATCAATACCGCCTACGCAATGACGTTTAACACGACCGATAGCAGCAATGGCGTGTCTATCGGCTCGCCGTCCTCTCGGCTTGTTGTGGCTAACCAAGGCGTCTACAACGTGCAGTTTTCGGCACAGCTAGACAAGACCTCGGGCGGCACGGGAAACATTTACATCTGGTTGCGTAAAAACGGCACCAATGTCGCCAACACAGCCACTACCATCGCCATCCAAGGCACGGCGGCGCGTACCGTCGCCGCGTGGAACTTCATCATCCAGCTTGAGCCTACTCACTACGTTGAATTGATGTGGGCTACGGACGATACAGGCGTTAGAATTCTTGCAGCCAGCGCTACAAGCGTGTGGCCTGCAATCCCCTCGGTTATTTGTACTTTGACCCAAGTCAATAACCTATAACCCCAATCCCCACAGGAGCAAGGAAAATGCCACTAGATAGCGATGTTTCAAATGCTGACGCCCAGTTGCACGTTGAGTTCTACACCAAGGACAGCGGCGCCAACGAAGGCAAGACTTATGTTCGGATCATGGCCCCCGGCGATAAGACGAACATTATTGACCAGCCTGCCCGAGACGATCATAAGGAGCGATTCCCGCGCCAATGGCTGTACTACCAAATGCAGCAAAATGAAGGCGCAGCGTCGCAGATTGGAACGCCTATCTCAGAGTGGCACAAGGCTGCTCCAGAGGAAATTAATCGTGACCAGATTGCGGAACTTGCCATCCTCAAGTTCATCACAGTTGAACAACTGGCCTTGGCATCTGACGCGCAACTCCAACGTATCGGCATGGGTGGCGTGGGTTTGCGCGAACGCGCCCGCCAGTACCTCAACCGTAAAAACCGCATGGACAGCAATGCGGAACTTGAAGATACCAAAAAGCAGTTAGCGGAATTGCAAGCGCAGATGGCAGAGCTTATTAGCTCGCAGCCGCGCCGTGGCAGACCGCCGAAGGAAATAGCCGCAGAGGGATAACGTATGTCCACGACCACGATGCTTCAACTCGTCCAGCAAGTCACGAACGAACTGGGCGTTGCTACACCGGCCACGGTAGCGGGCAACAGCAACCAAGATGTTATTCAAATCTTGGCGCTGATGAACGCTTCTGGCTACGAGTTGATGCGTCGTGCTGATTGGCGCGAGCTTACCAAGCAGCATACGTTCTACACGGAAGCTATATCGACAACCGGCACTTGGACGGATAGCGCGTATACGATTACGGGCATCCCTTCTACTGCCGGTCTGTCTACCGCCTACCAAGTGCAAGGCGATGGCATCCCTAACGCGACGTACATTACGAGCGTGGACAGCGCCACTCAGGTTACGCTGAACTACGAGCCGACCTCTAACCAGATCAACTCTCAGCTTATCTTCCAGAAGGTCAAATACAACCTTCCGGCTGACTACTACAGCACGGTAAACCGCACCCATTGGGACAAGAGCAAGCGTTGGGAAATGCTTGGCCCTGAGTCAGCGCAGCAATGGGAATGGCTGCTGTCGGGTTACATCAGCACCGGCCCCCGTATCCGCTGGCGCTTGCTTGGTCAGTTCTTCCAGATTTGGCCGGGTATGAACGCGGGCGAGTTGCTCGGCTTTGAGTACCGCAGCAACGGGTGGGCTAATGCTGCTGACGGCACCCCCAAGACCAGCTTTACCGCCGACTCGGACACCTGCATCTACCCGGATCGGGTGATGGTGCTGTCCACCAAGCTCAAGTATTTTGAGGCCAAGGGCTTTGACACTACGGCCATCTACCGCGATTACCTGCAAGAGCTTGAAACGGCCATTGCACAGGACACGGCCTCGGCCAATTTGTCGTTTGCCCCGCGACCGGGTACGGTGCTAATCGGCTACGACAACATTCCGGACTCAGGATTTGGAGCTGAGGGCAACTAATATGGCGGGATTGCGTCAACGTCGCTTCGTACAACGTGCGGTGGCGAACGTCGCTTCGCTGCCCGCGCCTATTGGTGGCTGGAACGCCCGTGACTCACTCGCCAACATGGCTCCCACGGATGCCGTCACGCTGGATAACCTGTTCCCCGGCGTTTCTAACGTCAATCTGCGTGGTGGATACGTCAAACACGCCACCGGCTTGCCGGGACAGGTAGAGAGCCTCTTTAGCTACGCTGGAGCGGCCACCAACAAGCTGTTTGCCGCGTCAGGAACGGGGTTTTACGACGTAACCTCCGCAGGCGCGGTGGGTGCTGCGGTCGTTAGCGGCTTGACTAACGCTCGGTGGGAGTACATCAACGTAACCACCCCCGGCGGTAATTACATGATGTGCGTTAACGGGGTTGATAAGCCCCGTTTGTACAACGGTTCCACATGGGTTGCGCTAGATGGGGCGTCAACGCCTGCCATTACGGGCGTCACGACCACCACGCTTTCCAATATCACGCTGTTTAAGAACCGCATTTGGTTTATCCAAAAGGACACTCTCAAAGCGTGGTACTTGCCGACGCTTTCGGTGGGCGGCGCAGCGCAGGAACTTGACCTGTCTGCTGTTGCCAAGCTGGGCGGCACGTTGGTAGCGGTTGGAACATGGACGATTGACGCCGGTTACGGCGTGGATGACAACCTCGTGTTTGTCACCGACAAGGGCGAGATCATCGTTTATCGCGGCACCGACCCCTCTAGCGCCTCCACATGGGCGCTGATCGGTGTTTGGATGGTGGGTGCGCCTATCTCTAAGCGTTGCATGATGAAGTATGGCGGCGACTTGCTGTTGTTGACGCTAGACGGGCTGTTCCCGCTCGCCTCGGCGTTGCAGTCGTCTCGCCTCGACCCTAACGTGGCGTTGTCAGACAAGATTCAGGGCGCGTTTGCCGCTGCTGCCCAGAATTACAAGA